CCTCTATCTGCGAAGCACAATTCTGTGCCCGCAACCATATAGGAGAGCATATGTCTCGAATACGGGATAATGGAGTGGACAGGGTGGCCGTCTGGACAACCACCAATTCTGTTCCGCCATCGCCACCGGTCATGGGGTCGGCGAACTTTTCTTACCGCGACCATGACCAGATGCAAGATGTAGTCTCTATCGGCTTTAAACGCCGATCGCGCCTTGGGGAGGTCATAAACAACCCCATGGAGAGGCTGGTGTCGACTTATAAGCCGACCAATCTTGCTGCAGTTGATTCGACCGCCGAGTGGGTGTGCCAGCACGGCCCCTACCACGGTAGTCGGATTACCGACCCTTGGAATCTGATTTCGGATACCTTGGTCGCTGCAAAGGTGGAGCGAGTTGAGTCACTCGCCATCACCGGGGCGTACGCTGCAGTCGGGGAACCGAATGTAGAGTCGCTCACTGAGCTTGCTGAGTTGCGCGAAACTATCGCGTTTCTCATGAGCCCGGTAAAAGGTATGGTAAACCTTACCCAACGCGGGGTCAACTGGCTAAGGCGATACGAGGTCATACAGGCCCAGTTCGCTCGAAGACAGGCGGCCTACCAAGCGCGCCTTGCCCGATGGATCGCTCGCGGTTCTAGAGGCTCGGCCCCAGTCGCACCAACTCCTCCAAAGATAACGCCGTTTGTGGTGGGTCGATGGAAGGCGACTGACATACCTTCGTTTTGGCTAGCTTATAGGTACGGTATTATGCCGCTTATCTATAGCTTCCAGGGGATCCAAAAGAACCTCCAGGAGCAAATAGCCAGTATCGATCCGATCCGGGCAACAGCCCGGCACAAACGGAACGAGAAAATGAAGGACCACACGATGCCTATGACCGCAGGGTATACCGTCAACAATATCTCTGTCGACATCGAGCGACGGTTGGAATGTGACGGGCGTGTGGTATCTCGAGCCGGCGTACTCTATGAGGTTACGCTTGATGTCCAGGCGAAGTGGGGGCTTCACCTCCACTACGTCCCAGTCGCAATTTACGAGACAATACCATTGTCTTTTGTTGCTGATTGGTTCTGGTCAGGCTCAGACGCTTACAAGGCGATGACTGCCCATCTGCGGGCAGACTCTATTCTCGCAGCTTGGGTTAAAACCCGGCTGATATTGGACGCCAAGGAAGTAGACTACTGTACTACGACCGCGGACAACGCATCGGTTCTACCCGGTGTACGCCCTTACGGGGTCCATGAGATAAAGTGGGATCGCAGGCGTCCTGTTTCACAGCGGGACGTGAGAATTCAGCTCAAACTAGATCTGAACCTCAAACGAGTTGCGGATGGCCTCGCACTTGTATACCAACTTCTCGACTCGGCCGTCGGGAGAAAACGTCGTTAACACGACAGGAGAAGAAACTATGTCTCTCGCAATCGGTACTATCGCAGTGAACCTCTATCTGACTGACCGTGATGAGGCCGTGTATGTTACACCGGACCACACCATGTCTCACACAGATTCGGCAACCCTGCGCCGCACGCTCCCGAAGGGTTCGAATGGTACGTTGCGCGCAAACCTCCGGTTTGAGCGCGGCTTCCCCGTTACGACTCCCGCAGGAACCGTGGAAAAGCCAGTGACCGTCAGCATCGCAACAACCGCTCCGGTTGGTGCGACCCCCGCTGACGTTTTGGCCTACATCGCTCTTTGTTGCACCCAGGGGGCCAGCACTGCTGGTTCTCTTGGGACAACGGGCGACATCCACCTCGACGACGCCGCCTGAGGTTGATGGTGTAGGTTTCTACACGTCAACACAAACCTTTCAACTTTTAATAGAAAGTTCATCATGGCAAAAGCTAATGGTAAAACCCGCTCTCCCAGTCAGGCGTTTCAAGTGAAACCCGTTCTCGCTAGCCAAGTGGCTGCGATGGTCCTGGAGGAGCTTTCGCGTACATACAGTTCGGATTGCAATTACCTAGACGCCGCGCTACTAGCGCGTAACGGCGACATCTGGCTTGCGTACCAAACTGTAAAGGACACCAACGCGCGCAACCCTGCGTATTCTGCGCGCGTGCATTGGGTTCAGTCCCAAGCTGAGGGTGTCTTGAAGAAACTCGTTGACCCGTCGTTCGACCGTTGGGGCCCAACAAAGGCCTTGTGGTTTCGGACGGAAAAGCGGTGCCAGCGCTTGAACCAAAAGTTCACAGCACTGACAAATCGGCATGTTCGGGGGGATAAACCACTCCCTTTTCATGTCGAGTTCCAACGGTTTCGTGAAGCTCTTGCGTACGTACTGGGGGAGGAACCCCCGGTAGAGGATATTCTGGATCTGGCACACTATGGGCCAGGTTCGAGTACCGACGTACGCGGCAGTGAGGTGCACTATGCCCGGAAGATCGAATCGACCGAGTGTACCCCGCTTGCTGTAGAGCTAGGTGCTCGTTCTCTTGCCCGCGATAAAGCGGTCTGGGAGCAGCACGGATTGCGTCCTGAGTATGCTGTGGGGAATACCTCTGCATTCGAGGGCGCTGTCCGTGTGATACGTGAGGCACTCGCCGGTTCCGTTAACGACAGGGACCGCCTCTTGTTCATCCACAAGGGGTTAGAATCACTGCGCTCGATCGGGGCGCAACCTACGGTATCTGGCCACCTGCAACTTGGCGTCCACGAAGTAGGAGTAAACCTCCTACGGAGTCGCGCCAATATAAACCTTGCAGATCAGGGCCGTAACCAGGTGTTCGCGCAGAAGGGGTCGAAGGACTGGCAGTCCGAAGATCCAATATGCACGCTTGATAAGAGTAACGCGTCGAATCTAATCGCGCGTATGCTTGTCACGGTCAGCTTTCCAAGCGCATGGGCCAAACTACTGCACCGTCTTCGGACACCGCGGTACGAGGCTCCAGCTGAGCTTGGGGGTCAGACGCACGTCTATGAGATGTACGCTGGCATGGGCAATGGTACGACGTTCTTCGTCGAAACCTTGATCTTCTGGGCGGCTTCATTTGCCACTTCGGAGTACGATCACCCTGCTGACTACGCGGAACGAGGAACCTTCGCCGTTTATGGCGACGACGTGGCTTTGCGTCGAGGACATGCTTTGCGGTATATTCGCTTTGCTAAATTCCTGGGATTCCAGTTCAACACCAAGAAGACTTTCACGGATGGACCCTTCCGAGAAAGCTGTGGACACGATTATTATGACGGCGTGAATGTACGCCCTGCCCTCTTGTCCTGCGAAACGCGGGACTTGGCAATGTCAGACATAATTGGGTTTCACAATACGCTGATGGACCAACCTAACTTCAAGCTTCCTCGCGCCTGCGCGACGCTTCGACAGCTATGGAAAAGTTCAATGCACCCGACCATTCCCACTGACCCACAAGGTCAGAACGGATTTCGGCCACCGGCAAACAGAGCCGGTTATGACATTGCAAAAGACAAGAGCGGTACACCGCTCCTGTCGCAATGGTGGCAACGTCCACGCTACTTTGTGCTTGATCGTAAGCAAAAGGTAGGCTCATTGGGTGACATAGGCGCTTACACGCAACTGGCCGTCGCGGCTATGCGTGCAAAGCAGTCCGAATCAGGGTTATGGACCCTCCCGCTACGTGACAAGGCGCAAAATATGCGCATTGTCCCTGAGCGGGACATGGAGCGACCTGCTCTAGTCCAGATGCTTGCTAATACGCTCGCACACCTTGCTCAGCGAAAAGGCCAACCATGGTACAAGGAGTCACGCGGAATACGCTGACTCCCTGCCATGGCAGGTGAGCCGTGTCCCTACAGGGGCACGGTGGCGTCCTTGAACGCCGGAGTTGAGG